ATCGTACCCATAACCGGCAGTACGGTCGCAGGCAGTCTTCTGCCAATCCTCATGAGCCGTGCCGTCCTTATGGAGGAAGTACCCGGAATCCAGGTAACGGATGATGACAAATTCCGAAGTGCTCTGCCCGAAACCGTCACCCCGTGAGAAATCAATTCCATGCCCTGTATTTCTGGTCATGACGGCTTCCAGCAAAGGAACGGTCAAAGCGTTCAGGGTAACGGTCATCTTCGGCATGTCAAAGAAAAATCCTCCTTTATCCGTAGTATAGATGCACAGATTGCTGATCGTACCGTTTGTAATGCATTTGACACGGCGGATATCACGGATGGGGATTTCCTTTTTCCCATTTGTAATCACCCCTCCGGACAGGCGGGTTTCCCTCTTTTTAAAGTAAGAATAATCCAGCGGCAAGTCCAGTGTGTCCAGATTGTCCGGAAAATCATCAGTCAGCTTATGACGGGCAAAAGCGGTAATAATGGCTTTGGTCTCCCGTATATTATGGCCGCCAGAGGTATTGTACCGATCCGTATCCAGCTCAGAAGCCATATTTTTCCAGTTCCGGCCGCGGAAAATAAGGTTATAACTGATGTTCGAATTCAGGTAACGTAAAGGCAGAATCCCATTTACGTCTTCAAAGTCCACATCTTTTAAAACTTCCCCATTGCTGTCTTTATACAGCAGACCGTTTCTGCTGACCGTCAGTACATGTCCGTCTTTTTCTTCCAGAATGACGGGCTGCGTATCAAATACAGATATCATGTTTTTCCTCCTGTGCACCTATAACGTTTTCAAAATGATTTCTATGACAAGCCCATGATTTTATTCAGCGGGATAACTCCCCTCTGGTTTTTGATTATAGCATAAGCTTTATTTGCACGTAAACGGTGTTGCTACATTAAGATTTTTTCGATTTTATCGAGTGGCCAAGAAATAATGATAAAAACAATAACCGTTAAAATACGGTATTTTGGTCTGAATTTTTGCCGTATTTTTGCCGCCCAAAGAAAAAGAGCAGGGATTTCTCCCCGCCCCGTCTTTTAATTTGCTTTGCAGAACCACATTCGGAGTGCCAGCATTGCTCTATGTATACTTTGCACGTTATGAATTTTCCATCCTAAATATATTTTCCATCGGTAATTCGTGTTCGGAATTCGCATGGAATTATATATTTTCCAGTATTTTAAATCCCGCGTAACAAGTATATTTCTTTCGGATTCTCCTGCCTTATAGTCATCTATAACCACAACATCATCTGGATTAATTGTCACTCCAAACCAGTCCAGTGCAAAACCATATGCACAGTTTCTCGATAACCAAAAGACACGGCAGCAATATCTCTTCAATCTATCAATCAGCGGCAGCGGTGCAATGTTGATTGACCGTTTCATCATCCGTCCATAGTTCGGATCATATCGTTTCTCCGCCCAGTAGTATTCATAGAAATCATACCGCATCCAGTCTGGTACATATTTTGTCACGCAGTCTTCGCTGTCACAAGAATCATCAAATGTCTGCCAATTCCTTAAGAATCCGTGCAATTCACCGTCCTTGTCGGCAAACAATACTACAATCGGATTGGTGATATAGCAGATTATCATAATGAGTAATTGTAACGGCGCATACAAAAACCATCTCATATAATCCTCCTTAAAAAGAAAAGAGCCCTGATGCAATTTCCACATCAGAACTCTTTTTCTGGTCCGCTTTGTGCAATACGCCACGGTTCAATTAATTACATTATACCATAGATTAATAAATTTTGGATCACCTCCGGGCGATAGCTGCGCCCACGGCTACTACTGTTGTCATTATCCATAGATTTCTTTGCCGAGTTTTAATTCTTATTTTCCGTTCTGCCTCTTTCTCGTACTCGTTGAATAATTCTCTGGTTTTCTTCAATGAGTTCTCTGTCGCTTCGTTCAATGTTTTGGATTTCTTCAGCTGCTCGTTGACTATTTCCAACTGCTTCTGTGCTTCGTTCAGCTGCGTCTGCTGCTGTATCAATAGCTTGTCTTTCTTCTCGCTGTCTATCTTGAGCTGATTCAAGCTCGTTTCTAATGTCGTTAGATCCGTTTCGGAGATCGTGTACTGTACTTCTGCCTGCACAGACGAACCAGATAATAACGGCGACAACCACAGCGACAGCAAGACCGCCGATAAAATAAACCCTTTTCTGATTTTCCACATTTATACCTCCAGTTTTATTTTTTCGATTTCTGCTCTTATCTCCAAGCATTTAAGATAATTCCCCATGTACCTTGCTTGCCTTTCTAATATTTCAATATCACAAGTTGGAGTAAAATCAAGTGTTCCTGCTTCATATTTAATAAGCATCTGGTGTAATTTGTCATACCGGATTTTTGTTTGACAGTATTCTGCCTTGAATCTTTCTTTATAATCCGCACTTCCCCTCATTTTTACCGTTTCATTCTGTTCTACTTCGGACACCTTTACAAGCTCTTCATAAGTTTTTTCAAATATATCTCTTCTACATGGGTATATTTCTCCGCGAACGCCTTTGATAATAAAATCGTTTTTTCTTGCTTTTTGAACGCCTTCTAATGTTTCAATTTTTGCCGTTCCATCTGTATTCATCTTTACAATTTGTTTTTTAATTGCATCCTTTAACCATTCATCATGGTTTCCGTCCAATGCGCATGCTTCTACAGGAATTGCTTTTTTTACATACTTCATTTTCATCACTCCTCATCTTTTACACAAACGTTTTCCCATTTTTTATATGCATCAAGATATGTTTCTTTTTTGTCACCATTGTATGTGACTTCGTAGTACATTCCATCGGATATTGTCGTGCTTATCAACGCTTTCCAGTTCTGCAATGTTTTACTAAACCATACGATAAAAACTTCACTTTCTTTCAGTTTTTTATTATCTGTTATCTCTACATGTTCATTGTAGTAATCGATAACGATCTGTTTTGCTTTTTCCTGATAGTTCATTTTTATACCTCCATCACAACATCTGCATCAAACAATTTTCCTTCAATGTTTTCAGATTCCGTATACTGCCAGATATGGGCACCCGGATAATCACATTTCGAACCAAACTGCGCACACCATATTGCACATCCGCCCAGCTGATCAACATCCAGAATATTCACCAGCCAATCATAACAAGAATACAGTCCCACATATTTATAGCCCGCATCCCACAAGCGATTAATAAAGACGTTGCAGATGTTTGTCAGTTCCTGATTATCCGGCATGCCATGACGTTCTTTATAACCATCACCATCTTCCATATCAAACCATACACCCATCGGTAATTTATCTGTAGTCAAACCGCACTCTTCAAGCGTCTGAATAACAAAATCCGCTTCGATACCTGCCACATCGTCAGATAATGCATAAGAATAATGGTAAATGCCGATTTTCAGTCCTGCTTTTAAAGCGCCATTCACATTGTCGTAAAACTGACTGTCTAAGTGCCCTTTGCCGTAACCAATGCGGATAATAGCAAACTCAAAACCTGCCGCTTTTACAGCTCCCCAGTCTACTACTCCATTGTTTTCAGATACGTCTATTCCCTTCATTGTTTGCCGCTCCTTTCTCTGCCGCGTCAGAATCACCGTTCCGGTTTTTATTAACCGAAAAAATTGATATAAAAGTAACAGCCCCGACCACCGCTGGAGCTGCATACTCTTTGAAAAATGTAATTAATTGTGCCGTATTAGCTGTGCCTGTTCGGTAAAAATCATGAAGCCACGAGAAGAGAACCATAAAAAACAGAATCAGAAGTCCGGCTCCGTAAAGATAAACCACTTTTAAAGATGTGTTCGCACGTCTTGAAATACGTGGCACATACCGCGTCCACAGTTTTTTGATTTTCTCCATCATGATTAGTCATCCCTTTGAATATGAAGATGCTTGAGTTCTTCCATAATCGCCGTTCCCGTACCATTGCCGCCCAACCCATGATAAGCTTCATACATTGTTGATGCACGCTCCATTTCTGTGTAAGTGATATACTGCTTTTTCATAGCGTTGCTGTGGATCCCGATTAAACGGTCTTTGAGCAATGCCCGCACGCCATCTTCTGTTTTTTCTCTGTTTTCCTGTAGCCCCTTAGCCTTATTCCAAAGGAAACCTACAGCCATTGATAAAACAACATATACAATATTACTGGCAATTGGCAGTAATGCATGAAAAAATTCCTGTTCCAATTATTTGATATCTCCTTTCCCTAATGCCTTTCTTGCAATTCTAACTTGTGACATTTGTATTTCATCCAGCCTCTTTCGTTTAGCCGCACTGGATAAATTACTTTTCATGACCGCCTTCTTTGCCTGGTTAATATTTTGAAAAGCTTTCACGGCATTCTTCATCTGTTCAAATTCCCGCGGATCGAATCCATCCATCCGTTTATGCAGTTCCCGCCCCGCATTGAACAGTTTCAACTGCCTATCATATGCATCATAAACTTCCTGCACGCTTTCACTGCTTGCGTATGGCGTGGCGGTAAATCCACGAATCCCCGGCTGTTCAGAAAATCGTTTTGCCGGACGCGTTTCATCCAGTCCGACCATCTGATCAGTAAGTGTTAATCCCAATCCGGCAAGGCTGCCGCCGTATCCTCGGATAGTATTATCTACCTTGCGGGGAGAAACACCGAACGTTTCACCTATTTTACGGCCTACCGCTGACGTGTTAGGGCCGTACTGCAGTTCAGGGATTGTATTCTGCTGGCTTTGCGGTACAATATCGCGCCCCATAAAGATTGAATGATTGGTCATCGCTTCAATAGCCGGCACTAATGCAGTCGGCAGGAAAGACGGAGCCATAGAATCAAGTACAGAACCGGCAAGTCCTTTAAAACCTGCTCCCTTTTGTTTTCTTTCTCTGTCGTAATCCCATTGCAACATACGTTCAGGAACGGTTCCAAAAAGAATCCCCAGCTCAAAAGGTTTAGGGATTTTAATCAGTGTGTCTTTCGTGGGGATAATCCAGAAAATATCTTTCTGCCACTGCGGCAGTTCCTGATACCGGGGATCGTCCTTGTTGAGTTCCCAAAGCAATACTGACGGCAAGGTAATCCACATAGCCGTTTTTACTGTCATATCCATCGGATTCGCTTTCCATTCACGAAACATCTTATCCGTTCCCTGAATAGCCGCATTAAAAAACGCAATCGTTTTATTCAATGACTTGGTATGAGAACCTATTCGGGAAAAGTCCAGCGTCACATCACGGCTTTCAAGCGCCGCTTCTTGGATACTGCCCGGATTCCGCTTTTTGCTGAACAGCCGATTTCCGATGCCTGTATACCCTTTCCGGACATTATGAAATTCTGCCAAGCGTGTAGCCATTTCTGTGGCTTCGGACAATCCGCGAAGCACTTCAATCGGATTGGTAGTAATCATCTTCTTGACGCTTGGCCGCTGCAAGAGCTCTCTCATTTGCCCGGAAAGGTAATTCCTATCCAGAGAAACAAGATTAGCTTGTGCGGCACCCGACCGCATGTATTCCCAATACGTATTGCCCTTTTGCAGATACAGCCCCAATCCTTTAAGAGTGTCTACAACGGGGATAAATCCATGCTTAGAGTAAATCGTAGCGGAAATCATGTCGCGTACGGGGTTACGCAGAATAAATTCCGGCCCCAGCGTCGCCCCGGCACGGAGCCATTTTGCCGGATAAGAAAGAAGCTTCGTAAACATGTTTGCGCCTTCCGGATTCAGCATTTTAAATGCCTGATACAATTCCGGCGTCGTGTTATAAACGACTTTCTTTCCGTTTCTCCACACACTGAAACTATGATCCGTTACCTTCGCCGCACCGGACACTTTTTCAATCAATGCTCCCATGCCATCAACGTTTGCCAGTTTTACAATAGATTGTCCTACCTTATTCCGTTCGATGGCGCTCATTATTGAGAAAGTATTCCGGATTATTCCTTCCAGTGGGTCTACCACGTCCAAAGTGCTGCCTCGCATTTTCTTTGTAACAGCCCCCACATTTGCAAATCCCATTCCTGTTCCATTCCTTTGTGCTTCTGCAGCTTCATAAAATTCACGGAAGAACGGTACATAATGAGGATATTTATTCTTCATAGCCATTGCGGCCTTTACCGATAACATACCGGCATCTACAGCATTTGCAAGCAGGAAATCATTATATCTGTGGATCTCTGCAGCAGCTTTCACAAAAACAGGATTCTTCTCATAATGCTTGATGACGTCAAAACATTCTGATTTTGTAAATCTCGTAATCAGTGGTGTTTCATCTCGCGGTAAAAATGTATTCCAGTGGTTCATATCCAATTCGCGTAATGCGGTCAGATATGTAGAAAAATCTTTCAGCTGATTATCCGGGATTTTTCGGATAATCTCTTTAAAAGCGGGGATTCTATGCTTGGGCGAACCATTCTGCAGAAGGGCTTCTGCTTTACCTGCCCAACCGCGCGCAAGCCACGCCTGTTTGAATGCGTTTTCTTCTATCCTTAACTTTCTTCCTGTGCGTTTTTCTACTTCACCGATAAGTTCCTCTAATGGATGAAGTTCATCCACCATTGTAGTATACGGCTCATGATAAACTTTCCGTGCGACTTCCTTAGAATCCTTAAAGAATTTCAACGTTTTCCGCAGTAGATTTTCTTTACCGCCAAAAGAAACAGAACCTTTCATCCGTTCCCACACAGGCTGCGCATACCACTGATGTCCGACATAAGACAATTTGTCTACTGCAGCATGCAGGTCTTTATCACTCTCCAGTATCTGTTTAAACTCTTTATAAAACAGCGGGAAATCAGAAGTCGCTGTTTTACGGCGCGTAACATAATCATGGAAAAATTCAGCAATTCCCTCTTTTCGGATCGTTTTTATACCGCCCTTATTGTAGGCATTCCCGAAACGTTTATGGATAACATTGGAAAATTCCGTATCAAAACCGGGACGATTGCTGAACTTAAACCTTGCATCCACATAGTGGCCAAGTTCATGCATAACAGTTCGGGGATCCCCGAATGTTCTTGTTCGTATAATATCCGTTTTAGGGTTATACCAGCCGTTGGTGCCTTTCTTACCGACACGCCCCTTCTTGATCGTAGCACCGAAAATGTTATTTACATCATCAAGAATCTGTTTGCGTGAAATCGTCTCCCCCTGCCATGTGGTCAAGTCATTGCCGGCTGCTTCCTCAACAGGTCTTGTCATAAATGACCGTTCATCACCCGGCAATTTTACTTTTCCTGTTTCTTCTGCTACAATAGAGTTGCCAGATGGGTGGAGCTGGGTATCCGGCGTTGAACCCCTATCACTGGAGGGTTGCAGAGGATACCCTGACTGACGACCTCGAATATTTTCGCCGACGTAAATTAATTCGTCGGCGTTTTTTATATCTCTTGAAAGCTGATTAATAGCATTGTTGCGATGTCTTGGCTTATCCATAGCCGTACTTGAAGAGATAATTTTCCCTTTATCGGTTTTATCCATGCTAACCGCTATTTGATGTAACAAATTATCTTTTCCGCGCCATAGATTCACATAGAGTTTTCTTCCGTTCTTTTGCTTAAGAATAAAATCCGGATTTTGAACAGTATCTTTTATCAACCCGGTTGCAAATGCACGGCTGTCAGAAATAGACATATTTTCGCCATGTCCGGAAGTAAAAGCTTTAACTGCGTCATCTACTGCATTTTTGTTTTCTTTGTCAAAAATAACTCTTACTTTTTCTCCCATCGGATCGTCTATTCCGTCAGCAAGTTTAAGCGTTTCCTGACGTGCATATTCAAATTTCTGTTTTTCCGGTAAATCTTTGAATGCGCTATATTCCGTTTCGTCATATGTACGGAATGCTTCCTTAGGAATAGTCCCATCTTTGATACGATTGGACAATTCTTCCGGTGTAATATCTTTCACCGAATCCTTCATGAAATTTAGATTTGCTTCTTCCGGCGCGGCTTGTTTTACATCTTCGGCAAAATCATTGAGACTGTTCTGCATAGGACGCTGTATCGGACGGACACTGCGGCCATCATATACTTCTCTGGCCACCTGCTGGCGGTATGCGTCATTAGCCACTGCCGGATCCGGACGTTCATACTGTTCGCGGACAATACGTGCCGCTTCTTCCGGAGTGATATTCGGATTTTTGCGGAGCGCTTCAAAAGCCGCCCGTTCCGTTGTATTCATCTCTTCGGAAATAAAATCCACCTGTGTACGCCAGTCTTTGGGATCCAGTCCGTTTTCCCGGGCGAATTGCTCTAAATGCGCCTTTCTGTCGCCTGTCCACTGCACCAGTCCATGGGAATTATATCCGTCTTTTGAAAGCGCTTCCGTATCAAACATGGATTCTTGCGCAATGTTTCCGGTAATCCCCGCCGCTTCCGAATCAGTAAATCCGTTCTGGCGGAGACGGTTGTAAACATCTGTTTTTATATCTCCTGTTTCGCCGTATTCGGGCGGCAGGTTTGTTTCTTTAAGTGACTGCGTGCCCATCTCAGTATCACGGGCTAAATCGTCAAAACCTGTTTCTCCGCCACGTTTAAAAGAATCAAAAAAACGACCTTTCGCGTTGGCAAGGCCGCTCTTTACCGGATCAATAACATGTTCATTAAACGGTTCCGTTATATGTTCGCGGATGGGCTCACTGATACTCTTAGGCGTTGCTTTTTTTATGCCTTTGGCCGCTCCGTGAATGACCGCGCCCGGCAGGAATACCTTATCCCAGACCTCAAGCGGATTATCTACAAGGCTCTGTACATATTCTCCCGGATTGGTAACAGCTTCTTTAACGGGATTAATGACCGGATCTATAAGAGTCCCTTTTGCCGTACTGATAACAGGCGTACCATCATCGTTTGCAATGTTCTGGTCATAAGTCTGCATCGTAGAATCGACAAGAGTCGGGACAGCTAAAGCACCGCCTGCCATGCGGACAATGCCGGGCATACCGGGTGTGATGGCGGCGTATCCGGCAGGTTTGCCTACCAGTTCATTGTAGACATTCATTTTCGCCCGGTTATAATTTTCACCTTCAAAGCCTTGTGTCGGGTCTTCCATGTTGATGGATTCTCCGTTGTTATAGGCTTCTAAAGCACGTTCTCCGGCAGCCGTAATTTCATTGCCGTAATTTTCTATCGCTTTGCCGGCATTAGCCGCATAGTCAGAAAGAGTATTCCATACATTGGCTTTCGTCTTCTCCCATTGTGCTTTGCGTGCCGCACGCCCTTCTTCATAAGCGTCATCGATGCTGTTCAAAAAGCCTTTGGCCTTATCAAGCAAAGACGAATCCTGCGGCGGCTGATTCTTGAATTCATCAAAATATCTTTCACCGCTGGTATTACCGCCAGCGCGCTGAAATTCATCAAAATAACCCATATTTTACCTCTTTACGGTACCCATGCTGCATAGAAACCGAGTCCTTCATTTCGTAATGCCTGCTGTACTTCTTCTTTGGACATATGCTGCCGCATTTCCATGATTTTATTACTGAGACCTTGCTCATCATTCACAAGCTGTTTCTGCCCGCCTGTTACATCTCCCGGCTGTCCGGGCTGCTGCAAGCCTAAAACCTGTTGCAGCTGTGCATAATAAGGAGATTTTGCGGGATCGAAATCATCATCATACATATGTTGCTTCTCGTACATCTGCTGCAAGTGACTTAGCTGTGAAACAATTTGTGAATTGTATCCGCTTGTTCCGGGCCCCTGTACTTCTCTTGCTGTGCCAGGAACAACCTGCCCGCTTCTTATGTCGAACAATCCGCCGCCGGTATTCACATAAAAACGCCGGGGATCTTGCGGCGGTGCATAATTCCCCATCTGCTGGACAGCTCCTGTATCGCCATTGATTCCTACAAGCTGGCCATTTGGCATTGTCTTATAAGAAATATTCGGTTTATCCAACGCGTTGATGTTATTCAGCATATTCATGTCAATCTGCGGCAGCCCCAGCTGCTGTGCACGGTAATTATAAGCGGCAATCCGCGGCGCCATCGCCTTAAGTTTCTTCGGATCATAACCGCTGACTGTCGCATTCCCGTCTTTATCCGTGGTATAGACAAGCTGGTTCAGGATATCCTGCCGTGCCGGCTCAAGAACGCTGTCTTGATAGGCACTAAGCTGTTTACCATATTCTTCCGCTGTGTCATTTTCAAGCATTTCTTTTGCCATACGTGCTGCTTCCTGTTGTCCATAGCCGCTCTTGATGAAGCTGACATACGCCGCCCCGGCTTTATTTCTAAGCGACTGCTTAATTTGGCTTCTGTCAGGCGCACTTAGCTGCGTTTGTGTTTGCGGCTGTACCTGCTGCGTATTCAACTGATAATGGGGAGCTGCCTGTTCTAATGCGTCCTGCTCCGCCGGAGCCGAAGACTGCAAAGGCTGTGTGCCGGCAGTGTTAATTTTGAAATGAGGCATTGCTTTTTCAAGACCGTCCTGCGCAAAAAGACCGCTGCCCATCTGCGGCTGTGTGAGTTGAGCCAAAAGCCCGGGAGACTGTTGTTCTTGATAGCCCCCGAAAACTTTTGTTGCATAATCTTTAGCATTGCGAGTATCCTGTATTTTCTGCAGGCGGTTTGCCGCCCACAGCCCTGCCAGATTTCCGATCTGATCCCATGGTGATTTATCCTGTACATAGATAACACTCATGATTATTTACCCGCTTTCTTAGCAACCGTCTTTCTTCTTGTTGCCGGCTTCTTAGCTGCCGGCTTTTTCTCTTCTTCTGCTTCGTTGCTCTCTTCTGCAGATGCTTCCGTTTCCTGCATAGGTTCTCCTGCAGAATCTTCTGTTTTCTGTTCTACAGAAACAACGTTAACCGCTTCCGAAGGAATAATTTCTTCATCCTGTTCATCGACTGTCTTGTCAGCTTCCGTTAAGCCTTCCGCCAAGATACCGTTTGCATAGAACATATTATCACCGGTCAATTCCAGTTCATAAACCTTTTCTTTTCGACCGGTTTCTACAATTGATGTAATCGGTTCAAATCCGTTTACTGTCATGACACTCTCACCTTCGGAAAGTTCAGTTAAAGGTTTCTTTCCATCAGGCGTCATGAATACTTCCGTCTGCGTGGTTTCTACTGCAAAAGATGGGGTATTGAGCTCATAGATATCCGCTTCACCCATATCATGAAGTTCTGTAACTTCATTCACTGCGCCAAGAGAAACAACCTGATCTCCAAATGCCATCTGTTCAATAGTAACTGCGCCTTCCGGTGTTGAAATTTCTGTTCCTGCTGTAAAGCATGCAAAATAACTTCCTAATCCGCTCATAAGACCTCCAAAGAATCCGCCGCTCCCTTGACGTACAACCGTCTGTGCAGGAGAAGCTACTGAATACCGCTGCTGTGATAATTGAGATAATAACCCTTGCGTTGGCGCATTTTGCCCTGTCGCCATCGCTAAATACTTCATCGGCGTGTTGGTTGCTGCTTCCTGCGCCGTTGCCGCCGTTTTAATCGGATCCGTTGCCATCTGCTGCGACTGGTTCGCCAGCTGTGACAGCGTTGAAATCCCCTGCTGCCGGTTGTTAAAATTCGTATTTGCCAAATCAGCCTGCTGCCCGTAGCCGGAAAGCTGGTTCCTGAACATATCACCCAGAAGCCCCGCCTTACCGTTAATGCCTGCCAGCTGGCTGTTATAAGCTTGTCCGGCAAGCCCGGCGGCTGTCTGCATATCATTTCCGTACTGTGCGGCCAGCGTATTAGATGCATTTCGGGAAATATCATTGAATGCGCTGTCCGCCTGTGAAGAATTAATAATTCCCCGGCTGGCCAGTCCGGACAATGTACTCCCGACTGTATTCGTTAAATCAGCTTGTAATGCCTTTTGTCGATTTTCCGCATAAGAAGATGGCAGCACACCGTTTAACAATCCTTGCATAGCAGTATTATTATTCTGCATGGCCGTATTGTATTCGGACGCCAGTTCTTTATTCCCCTGTGTCATAGACTGAATAGCATTCCCCAGCAGCCCAGAGAAACGATTGTTAGCCGCTGCATTAGCGTCTGTATTTGCATTTACTTGCGGAATCAATCCTTGTACCAATTGATTGTTGGCGGCTGTCTGATTCTGCGCTCGGTCATACAATGTCTGCCAATTGGGATTCGGCGTAACCTGCTGGCTGCTTAATGCTTGATTAGCCATATTCAGCAGGTTTTGTGCCACCGGCTGTGTAGTCTGTGCCCATTTCAGCTGTTCTCTTTGTAGTGCCTTTTCTTCCGCAGACTGTTGGGGAACCTGTGCGGGCTGATAGGTTACTTTAGTCCCTTTCCCCCCACCGAAAAGCTGTAAATCAAATTGTAGCATGCAATCTCCTTTCTTAACGCAAATGCTCTATTGTGCCTGTTAGTACAAAATAATGATTATTCCCCTCATCGTAATCCAAATCCGGATGGCGTTGCATTTTCCATTTACGAATATGCGCGCGGGGATTTCTTGTCGTGAATGTAACAATCTTTGATAATCCGTTCATTTTCATGACTTTCTTAATATAATCCACCATGCCCGCCACTTTTCCGTAAGTCTCCAACATTGCAAAGTATCGTTTTTCTTCATACTCCAGAATGCCCCATATGAGGAATCCTGTATCGGGGAAATATTTCAAGTGACGGTTGCGTTTATCGTGGCAGTCCTCATCAAAAAAGAACCCTTCAAAGCTGACAGATTCGCCAGTAATACGTTCATAATCTTTTATCATTTCCTGTAAACTTGATAATTTCAATTCACCTCATCATCCTATCTTGATCATGAATTATTAATATCTTGCGACCACCAAACAACAAGCGGGTCATTTCCGCTAAACAAAGAAACAAGAAAATCATTCCCAACGTATATCTTCCAATAAGCGTGTCCGATGCCGCTGGTTTCTCTTCTAAATGTATAAACTGTGCCCGGAGTAACATTTACATATTTATCCCATTCTCCCGCCGAGGTACATTTTATTTTCGTAATCAATCGAGGACATGTCCAGTTATAAGACGCACCCTTATAATTTTGCACTGTAAAACTGCCGGTGGGGATTGCTACTTTTAAAATCGCAAATTCCCGGCCAGCACTGGCTACATAACACCGTAAAGGACTTGCCTGCGGGTCATTAAACTCCCCCAGTTTTACATAGCCATCTCTTCCGTCTACATTGACATACGTTCGCGGGTCTGGACATTCGTTCTGGTCATCATATACATCACACTGGCCTGTTTCTCCATTCTCTTTCTGATAGCATAAATGTTTAAATACACTCATAAACACCACCTCACGCAAACCATATGTAATTATTACCAATTTTTAGCTTGTCGTCTTTGGTTATCATTGCAAGCTGATACCAGTTATCTGTAACTCTGATGTCATCAGGATGATTAAAAAACCTATAAAACAGTCCGTTTGAATTGGCAGCATATAATTGTCCACCTAATGCACGGTCATCAGTAGTTGACCAAGGAAACGATATCATAGTCCCCCACTGTTTTTGCCCATTAATATTAATTTCATTTGCTTGGTGGACGACAACGCCATTAAAATCAGCATTTCTTACTGTTTCTGCATACCACGCATTCATTTCATCAGTATTAGTAAACTGTCCTGAATATATTGCGCCAGCATAGCGGCGGCTTGCAATATCAGCTAATCCTCCCTGCGTACCATTCCCAAAACGATACGTGTTAATATTGTGGTCACGAAAGCCGAACTGTATGGTGGCTGCAGTTCCCGCAAAATTAACTTCGTTACTATAAGTTACCGGCAAAGGAATCCCTTCACGATAATAGCGGGAATCAGCCTTATCCTTAGTGTAGTAATTATCGGGATCAAATATTTCTTTTTTGTTTACAACATCTATCGTTATTTTCGAACCATCTGCATCCGGAGTAATTTTAATGTTATCCCCAGCGATTAATTCAAGGACAGCCTGTTTCACTGCCGCAACAAGTTCTTTGTCACCGATTTTTACTTTAGAAAATGCGTTTTGATTAACTTCCGCTTTGTCTTCAATACCGGACAGCTTTTCTTTTTCAGCTTCCGTCATTTCTACCGCTGCCGCATTATTCATATACTCAATCTTTATTACGCCGGTTGCATTCGTCGTTACCGCTGCAACAAAAACTCTTACGACATTTTTCCATTCTGTACCGTTATACATGTACATCTTCTGCTCAAGTGTGTTGAACACATGAGTATTTGTTGCGACGCCGGATGGTAAAGAAGCAGAAAATACTGGTTTTGTTGTTACGCTTCCGTAAGACAAAGCACCCGCGTTATTTCGTTCTACAAACAGATAGCTTATTGCGTTAATTGGCAGCGTCCATGCACTGATTTTCTTGTTAATCGTTTCTACATAATCTTTCGCTCCGTTTTCACCGAAGCCGTCTGCCAGCGTTAAAATCACTGGTATCGTACTGCCATCAATGATGATCGATAATCCGTCACCGGAAAGAAAACTGTACTTCCCGCCGCTGTTTTTTCCGTATAAAATGCGCTGCCGAAGACCGCTCCCGTCGCCTTTTGATTGTGCGGAAAGTGCATTCCCGATTGTCTTGATTTCTTCCCTATTCTTTAGTACAGCTTCTTTCGTGCTGTCTCCTTGCGGCGTCGGGTTCAAAGGATATTTTTCCGTATAAGGCATTTAAACCTCCTCGTAAGTATAATCAAACTGCCGCAAAGCGATAGCGCCCTTGGCAACAAATATTTTTATCTGCAGATGGCGGTTCGCTCCGCCGCCGATCTTATTTACTTTCGTATACTCATTGCTATTCAGCCTGCCGGTTGCATTAATCAACCTTTCATTCGCATAGTATAACTTTGTACCAGCCGCTTTGAATGTAACAGGTTTTGCCCGTTTATCGCTGATTGTAATGCTGCCGTAACCATCAATACGGTTACTTGACACGAAATTATAAGAGAATAACAGCAAGAACAGTCTTTGAGCCAGTCTGTTTCCTGAAACAATTGACGTCGTAATTTGCTCTCCGTCATCGGTATCAACACCCATATCCAGAATGCCGATTTTGTTTCCGTAAGCGATATAGACATCCTTGCCGACTGTCAGTACGTCATGCAGATCATGAACGAAAGACCTTGACGTGAAAACACCGCGGCCATCCTCATACCGCGGCAGATAATGATAGATAAATATATCCTGATTTTTCCCCGGTTTAATCCACAGCTGTTTTCTTCCGGGAATATGCCACATCCGGGCTTGTTCCGATGTAATCGTTGTCAGTTGTGCATTGATATTAAGACCTATTTCAGACGGCTGTATATTCGCATAGGTGTTTGTCGGAACAAAACTCATCAGCCCCGCATCGCCCAGATAATAACTTCGGTCATCAATGCTGATTGAACTGCCGCAGCACAAAGCCGTTTCAGAAAGAGGATAAACAGCAAGTGTTTTCTCATGGGGATTACCCACAACTTGATATGCCCTACCGTATTCTTTATATACAATGATTGCCTTTGATAGAAAATCAATAGAAACAATACAGCCCGGGTCTTTATACCCGACTTCTACATACTGCGCCGATGAAGCATCATTTGTATTCGTTTTCCACGATTTATAATCGCCAACAGCCGACCACGTGATACGGTGTCCATAAATTGATGCCACCATGACGGAGCCGGAATGGCTGCTCACAAATTCACAAGTCGGACTTTCGTCCACAGTAGACAATACACCAGCACCAGAAATAGCCTGCAGCTTATCGCCGGAAGCAATCAATATATCATGGTCAAAAGCATGATACTTCGGAATGCTGTTACCTGTCAGCGTCCCTAATTTTGAAACCGTTGTAAAATCAGCTGTTTTGTACAAATCACGGCCGCAGGAAAAATAATACTGATGGCGGTAATTGTCGTAATACAAACTTTCAATATTCGCCGTTCCCGTATAAATTATTTTCACGCCCGGCACTGTTTGAAGCGCGCCGTCCGTCGGGCTGTATTCGCAGTTAATCGCCTGCGTTAAACTCTGCATATCAATGCTTTCTGCCGGCTTGCTCCAGTCCAGACCTAATCTAAAACCGTTTGTCGAAGCAAAGAAACGCTCACCCATATTATCGCCCTCTTGCCGCTTGGATTGCCGTTGTCAAATCAGCAATAAACGCTTTATCTGCACTGGCATAATCCAGCATTAAAGATTTCTTTTTGACAAGAAATGAGACCAGCTGCACAAGCACAAAATGAAAGATTTCACTGAATGGAATCGAATCCGTCTCATCTGATACATGCGGCTTTTTTACGGCGTAAAATACATCACTGACAGTCTTTCCACCGTACGTCTGAAAAGACCCGTTCACAATGCGCACGGGATAACCCGTCGCCGGAACAAATGCTGTAAAATCACCGGGTACCGGATTATTGTTAGTTATATCCATAGATCTTACTACTTCCCTGTCTTTCATCGGGATAAGTGCCATCGTCAAATAATCAATAGCCGCATTAATATAGGGGATATATTCTGTGCTATCGTCCAGTATTTCATTCGTGTCCAGATTAATCATCGTAATCAGTTCGCCTGCTGTCATACGGCCAATACCCCCTTGCAATAAAACCGCTTTCATCGTCCATTTGACGTGCCATTTCGGAAATCGTATCTTCCCATCCGGAAACAAACGATAAATCCGCTTTCAGGATCCGCGCTACCACGTAATTCACCAGAAGACTTTCTATTTCTGCCGGATAACCGCTTTCATCATCCATTTCTTTATAATCTGCAGACGGGATATATACGACGGTTAGCCCTCGTTGCAGCGCATTTTTCGCAGTAATGATTTTGTGGTCTTCCATCGTGTAATCAGCAGGATGACCATACATATCCTTTACTGATACAATCTGCAGTGCGAAAGAAGAAAGCGCAATCGTCGGTCTATTCGGAACTCCCGTCTCCATTACACGTAAAATATCCGGAATATACCGCAGTACAATCTTATGCAGAATATGATTTCCTTCGTTATAAAACTCCAGAAACTGATACGGCGTATAGTTCACCTGCGACGTATCGCCCACCTGCATATACGCACGGTTAATCAAGTCTTTAATTATCATGGTTACTCCTTAAGAAAAGGAAAGAGGGCTTTTACAGCCCTCACCTTATCTCCATTGAAATTACTCTACAGCACCGCCGGTCATGACCTGAATCACGCCATAATCTTTGCTGTTGTAGATGGATTTTTCAATACCACCGAAGAACGCGATACCGTTCCCCTGTACATTGCCGTAATCATCCTCATCTTTAATGAAGCGAGCTTCGCGGGCTACAGCGAAGCATGCCGCCTGCTGCCCTAAAAGCAAATTATGAACAACATTTGCAGAAGACGCACCGGTTTTCGTATTCATGACACGTTCATATTCATACAGAACGACACCGTCATATTCGCCGAGCGCTCCGGTGAAAATCGGGTTTTTGCTGCCGCGGATGGCCGCGTTCTGCTGTGCCGCCTGCCATACCGGATCTGCTTTCAAGTCACGCGCTGCCCATGTGCCGACAAGCATGATGTATTTCTCCTGTCCGTCAATCTTGAGCGGTTTCACTGTCGGTTCATGCATTTTAGCCTTGCGTTTTGCGCGGCCGATTACCGCACAGGTCAGCTTGTCATTAGCCGTTAAAGAAACCTCTGTTCCTGCCGTAGACGCAATAAGACGTTCACCGGTTGTCGGATTGGCGGTCAGTGCGGAAATCAGCTTGTTATCTTTCCAGTCAGACAGCCACTGCACCAACACCCCCTTGATAAGAGGCAAATTTTCATACGGAGATTTCTGGTCATCCGCCTCAAAGCGCGTAACTGCGTTTCTGACTAAAGTAGTCTTTACGCTGAAATCATACATCTGCATTTCTTCTTCATTGCCTTTAAGCGTGTTGTTACCAAAAACACCGTTCCCTTTAAGATTCATTGCCAGTCCAAAGTTTACTTCATCGCCTTTAGCCTGTTTTAGATCTTTATTCGTATGAACAACATTACTCCCATTAGTAGACGTAAACTTATCAAAATAAGAAGCTTTTAAACCTTCTCTCCATACCTTTTTCGTCCAGAGCTTAGGAACTAATTTTTCAGGAATTTTAAATTCATGTGCCATATTTCATTCTCCTTTTTGTAAAATAATTAATCACCGCAGAGGTCATCAATCTGCTTTCTGATTTCCGCCGGCAGCTCACTTTCACGACCCTCTTCCACATATTTGAGGATTTCTTCCTCAGACAGTTTCGCGCCGGTCGGAGCGCCGCCATTTAACGCGCTTGCTTTCGGCAGTGTTTTAGCCGTTTCAAGCGGATTTTGCGCAGGTGCGGCCATCGCCGATTTTATCTTTTCAGCAAAATCACGAATAACTTTAAAGTCTGCATCCGTGCCTATCCCCTGATCAATACGTGAAAATGCCGCATCAATCGGAGCAGCATCTTTTCGCGTCATGCCGTCCAGCATTTCAGCGCCTTTCTGCCACAGCTCGCCGATATTCGGAATAGCCTTAAGCTCGCCAATAAACGCTACATTTTTCTGATAGGTTTCCTGCCGCTCTTCCTGCTGGCGTGTCATCTGATATTCAATCCGTGCCTGTTCATGAAGAAGTTCCTGATACTTCTGGGCGTCAGTGAACATCAAATCAGACGCGTCATCAATCTTGAGCCGACGTGCGGCTTCCTGCTGCGCATAACTGCGAATTTGATTCAAATCTTCCGGAGATAATACCGGTTTCTGTGACATGCTCATCTGCGAACGCAAAGTATTAGCCGCTTCTTCGGCCGCTTTTCTGCGAGCCCTTTCTTCCGCTAACGCTTTCTTTAAATCGCCGCCTGCCGGATTGTCTTCCGGTTCCTTTGCCGGTTCAATTTTCGTTTTAGGTTCCGATTCAGAATCAGGGTCAGTTTTCGGCTGTCCGTCTGCAGAATTATCTTCCGGTTTCTTTGGATCATTACCAGCTGAAGTTGCCGGTTCCGGCTTATCAAGACCTGCTTCTTTCAAATCTTCCGCGTCAAAGCCTAAATCTTCTGCGTTGAGCATTGCTTCATTTTCCATGATTATATCTCCTTCTGCCGGTTTAACGACGTCGGCGGTCGAATGATTTTTGTTGTAGTTTACCGTCTTTTTTCGGACGAAAGAAAAAAGCCTTTTAACGTCGTTGCTTAGGACGATATATCAAGGCATTACTGCCCTAATAGCTGTGATTGTTGTATCGGAATTTGCGGTTGCACCGGCGGAGCTATTGCCCGCCCTTTAAGTGCTAATCTTTCCTGCATAATCTGCTGTGGTGAAATATTCACGCCGATAGACTGCAGCGCCGTTGACAGTGCTTCCGCCGGTAAATCCTCAATGCTTGCGCTGACTTTAAAGTCCGGCATTTTCGGCTGTTCGGAAGCCTGCTGCATACGCTTCTTGACGGTTTCCTTTTCCGGAAAATCCATGAAATCAAGAATGATATCCATTGGGATATCGACGCCCGCTTTCTTCGCCTCAAGCAGCTGATACAAATTCGCCCGCCGTGCGGTAGCGCTTGCCTGCGATGTTGTAATGACAATGTCGAAATCGAAAGCGGATAAATCATACAGCACTTTAGTCACCGGGTCGCCGTTTTCATCTGTTACCGGCATACCGTTCTGATCTACCGCCTGCTGTTCCTGCATTGCCTGCCCCAGCCCCGGCTGTATCTGCACAAATTCTTTCTTGCCATCTTCACCGAGAATCCGCATAACTTTATCTTTGTTATAAAACTGCGGGATTAGTCCCGGCGTGTATGTGTCACCCCACAGAAGTTTGACGATCTGCAACTCAGCTTCTTTTGCCTTATCGAATATTTCCGCTGTCTGCACTGTGGTCACTGACTGCCGCAGGTCAATCGCTTTGCCACTCATCGCACCGATACTTCCGGACAGGCTCTCCGGCGTAATCCCCGAAATCGTATGCCGTCTTCTGCTTGAACAAATTTCCAGATCCATATAGCTGACAGCCTGCGCGGACGGAAGCCCACCGGCAACAGC